CTTGGAGGTACTATGATACCTCCATTTAACATAATCACCCCCTACCGCTGGCCCCTAAGCCATTGTAATCATTAGACTATCTGGGTTCCAGGGCTATGTCTGCGATATATCTTAGAGCTGTCTGCGATATATCTTAGAGCTATCAAGACCTTGGGAAACGGCTGGCAGGCTGGGACCGGAAAAATTTTTGAAGCCCTCAGCTATAAACCGCACCACTTTTTGAAACTCATAGCCGCATAACTACAACCCCCAAAGATTGACAATCCCCCAGCCGTATGCAAACCCGCAACTCGGAGGCTCCCCAATGAACCAGCAACAATTCACGATGATTGCCAACATCGGTATCCGACACGGCGCGACAGTGCTGGCCGGAGTGCTGGCCGCAAGGGGCTTCACCACCGCCGGCAACGAGGTCGTAACGCTGGCCGCAGCGGGATCGCTGGCCGCAGCAGCCGTTGCCTGGTCGTACATCTCCAAAACAAAATTCCTGGCTCGCCTTGTCGCAGCCGCCCCGATCGATGACTTGACCGCACTGTTCGAAACGGTACGGCAGTTCCGCAGCGCCGGCGCTTCTCCGATCCTGGTGGCCCACCTGGCGCAAGTCGCGTCAGCACTGGCAGTCGCAGAAGTCGCGGTCCCTGTATCCTCGGTGGCCGCAATGCCGGCTGAGGTTCCCCTGGTGGTGCAGAGCGACCCTCCCGCGCCTGTGCCGCCGGGGGTTATCCCCGTCTTGGCCGAAGCGCCTGTGCTGGTGCCAATTGCTGATCCGTTCGGAGCTTCGCTGTGATAGAACCCATTCCCATCCAACGCCCGCTGTCCGTGATTATGATCTTGCTGGTCATGACGTGGGCAGTAGGCCTGTTGTGCATTATCCCGCTTGTCGGATGCGCGCAGCGGTTGCAGCCTGTGACCCTGGCCCAAGTCGAGCAGAGCGCGACGCTGACCACTCAGGCCGCTGACACGTACGTCCTGACCGCCCACCCCAATGTGGCCGCGCGGTTGATCATCCGGGATGCCAGCAATAGCCTGCACGCTGCGGTGCTGACGCTTGAGGCGACACCTGTAGGCACGCCCCTCGACCTTGCCGCATTCGACGCCGCCCTTGCTGCGCTGTCTGCTGTCGGGGTTCCAGTGAAAGCCCCTGCGCCATGAGCATCGCCACTGACGTCACCAACGTCTTGTCCGCCCTGGTTCCCGTGGTCGACGTGCTCGATCCAGCGATCGGGAACGCTCTGGCTCTGGCGGCAAAGCTCTTGTCCGGGGTCGCCGCCGCAGAACCTACGGCAGTTGGCTTGTACAACTCGCTGACTTCGGCTACTCCCCCGACAGATGCCCAGCTCGAAGCCTATGCGGCCAACTACGAAACGGCCTACCAGAAGCTCAACACTGATCTTGGAACCTGACCCATGGCCCAGATTACCCTAGCACGTGCCATCTCTGTTTTGCAGATCGTTGGCGGGGCTTTGCGCCAGGGCCGCACGGTCGACGCCAATGCGCTCGACGCCGTGAACGCCGGGCTGTACGGAATGTATCGCAGCGGGCTTGAACCCTCAGACGCGCAGGTCGCTGCGCTCGACGCCGCGATCAGCATCCTGGCAGAAGCTTCCGGGTCACTGGCCGTGACTGCCGAAGCCCCGATTGCAGGTGTCGAAGCGCCAGTCGCGCCGCCCGAAGCGCCAGTCGTGCCGCCCGAAGCGCCTGTGACCAGTGCCGCTTAACCCGACCCTGTCGCAAAGCGAAGCGGGCGAGAACCTCACCAAGGCGTTTGAAGGCTACAGCCTGTCTGCCTACCGCGACGGTGCCGGGGTTCCCACGATCGGCTGGGGTCACACCCTCGGCGTCGCGATGGGCCAGAGGATTACCCCCGGCCAGGCCGAAACGGATTTCGTGTCAGACATGGCCCACGCAGTCGCCGGGGTGAACGCCAGCGCCAGCACCGCCACGCAGAACCAGTTCGACGCGCTAGTCGACTTTGCTTTCAACGAAGGCACTCACGCGCTGGCAACCTCCACCCTGTTGCGCCTGCACAACTCCGGCGACCACGTAGGGGCCGCAGCGCAGTTTGCGCGCTGGGATATTGCTGGCGGAGAAGTCGAGAACGGGCTAGTCAAACGCCGTGCAGCCGAGATGCGGCTTTACTCGACGCTCTAGTCGACTGGCTGGGAGGCCCACATGGAAGTCATTCAACAGCGCAGCAGCTTCATTGCCGAAACGCGCTACGACCACGACACGTCGATGCTCCAGATCGAGTTCACCGACGGCACGACGTTCCAGTACGACAACGTGCCCCGGTCGACGTACACCAGCTTCATCACCTCCCCTTCGCGGGGCAGAGCCTTCCACGATCTCATAAAGCCGCGCTTCACAGGCGAAGAAGTATAGTGGCCGAGATTGTCTCTCTGTACGGGCAGCCGCTTGCGCCCCAACCCGCCGAAGGCACACCCCGGCAAAACCTGGCCGTGTTCTTTCGCGGCATTGCCGATGCGATCGACAACGGCACCATTGCCCCAGACCGGGCAGTTGTTGTCCTGTCCGGCGAAGCGGCCGTAACGATCCAGGACTTCAACCTCACCCGGCTAGAGACTTTGGGCTTGATCGAAGTCGCACGCCACGCGATGCTTCACGCCACGCCATGACCACCGAAGACCAGCACGCTGAGCTTTTCCGCCGGCTGCACAAAGACCGCGTGCTGGCTCACCGGGTTGTGTTCCCGCACCGGCACACCAGCCGCACACAGGCGTTCCACGAAGCCATGATCCGGGACTGGCACAACCTGTCTGACCCGCGACTGATGCAGATGGCGTTTCGTGGTAGCGCCAAGTCGACGATCGCCGAAGAAGCCCTGTGCCTGATGGCCGGGTTCCGCGAGTTCAAGAATGCGTTGCTGATCGGCGAGACGTACGACCGAGCGTGCGAACGCCTGCACACGATCCGGCATGAGATGGAAACCAACGAGCGATTGCAGGAGGTGTTCGGCACGCTCATCGGGCCTACGTGGTCAGACGGGGAGATCGTTACCAGTTCAGGCGTCCGCATCCTGGCCGTGGGCCGGGGGCAGGCGCTGCGCGGAACCAAGTTCGAGGACATGCGCCCTGACGCTGTGTTCTGCGACGACATCGAGAACAACGAAAGCGTCGCAGACGAAAAGCGGATTATCAAAGTCCGTCGCTGGTTCTTCGGCGAGCTATTGCCCGCCTGCGACGTCAACGCCGTTGTGCGCGTCGCTGCAACCCCCCTTGCTCCCGACGCCTTGGCCGTGCGCCTGATCCACGCTGAAGGCTGGCGCCACAAGGTTTACCCGATCGAGTACCTTGGGGTAGACGGGGAGCGCGTCGCCACGTGGCCTGACCGGTATCCTTTAAGCTGGATCGACAAGAAGCGCGACGAGCTGACCCAGCAAGGGATGATCGACGATTTTGAACGGGAGTATCTGTGCCAGATAATCCGAAAGGGCGAACACGCCTTCTCCGACCTTCCTATGCCCGTCGAGCCGCAGGTGCGAACCTGGCAGCCGGTCTACGCCATGTTCGACCCGGCGCGCACGGTGAACAAGGGCTCAGCTACCACAGGCTTTGCGTCGTGGTCGTGGACTGGCGCTGACCGGCTGGTCATCTGGGACGCATGGGCGCGCAAGCTGATGCCCGACGAGATCGTATCCGCGATGTTCGACGTGGGGCTAAACCAGGACTTACCGCCAGTGTGGATCGGCGTCGAAGAGGACGGCTTGAATGAATTCCTTTTACAACCAATCCGGTCAGAGCAGGTGCGCCGGGGGCAGAGCATTCCCTTCCGCGCCATCCGCGCGCCGAAAGGCAAGCTTGACTTTATTCGGGGCCTTCAGCCCTACTTTCGCGCAGGTCGCGTCTCGCTCGCCAAAGAATGTCCTGATCTTACTGCCCAACTCCGGCGGTTCCCGTCCGGCCCGATCGACGCTCCTAATGCTCTCGCGTACGCTTTACGCCTTCGCCCCGGAGCGCCTATTCACGAACACTTCTCCCACCGCCACGTAGTCGAAGACATGGGGGCTGTCGGAGGGGCCCAGCCCTATCTGGTCGTCGGAGCCGAACGCAACCTGCTGGCCGGCGTACTGACGTATGTCCGCGACGGCATGGTGTATTTCAAAGAGGACTGGTTGCGCGAAGGGTCGCCAGCCGAGCACCTGCCCGACATGGTGGCCGCCGCGCAGATGGCGGCGAGCAAGAAGGTCATTGTGGTGTGCGAGCCCAAGCATTTCGATTGGGCGGTCAACGTCGGGATAACCCAGGCGGCCGGCCGGATACCTGTCACTGTGCAGCGCGGCGGTACGAGCATTGAAGGCCAGCCAGTTCTATCGCGGTTGTTCCAGCGCGAAGCGCGCGGGTTCCCTTGTGTTCAGGTATCGACCAGCGCGCGGTGGACGCTCAACGGCCTGGCTGGCGGTTACTGCCGGGGGCTCAAGAACGGCGTGTTGACGATGAACGCCGAGGACGGACCTTACCGCGTGTTGCTCGAAGCGGTCGAAGGGTTTGTCGCGCTCACCGACGCTGGCGCTTTTGACGACGGGCAAGATATGACCTATGCCACGACCGCAAGCGGCGTCCGCCACTTGAGCGCCCGGAGATAAGCATGGTCGATGATCCCGAACTGGCCGAGAACCCGGTGCTTGAAGAAGACGATGCATCGCCCAAGACTAAAGACCGCGACGCGGAGTTGACGACCCGCAAGTCGATCCGCGTAGACGCCGGCGAGGTTATCGAAGACGTTGACAAAGGGTTCGAGCGCAAGAAGGAACGCGCCGAGGCGACCAAGGACCACTGGCTGGCATACAACAGCGAACTGTCCGATCGGCAGTTCTACAATGGCACGTCGATGGTTTGCGTCCCCTTCATTCACGACGCGGTCGAGGCGCGCAAGACGCGCTTCTCCAACCAGCTATTCCCGCCGTCCGGCAAGTTTGTCGAAGTCGTTACCGAGAACGGCGACATCCCCCACGCCACGGTTTCGTTGCTCGAATACTACGTGCGCCGGCTGAACCTGAAAACGCAGGTGGTCGAACCGCTGTGCGTCAACGGCGACTGCGAAGGCCAGTACTCGATCTATGTCGGCTGGGACAAGACCACCCGCGAAGTCACGCGCAAGGTGCGCAAGCCGGTTGAGTTTGAAGGCATGGACGTGCCCGAAGACGTGGCCGAACCGGTTGACGACATGGAAACCAAAGAGATCGAAGACGCAGGACCAGTGGTCGAAGTCCTTCTGGACAACGACCTGCTTATCCTGCCGTTCACCGCGCGCAGCATTGACCACGCAATTGAATCGGGCGGGTCGGTTACGGTGCTGCGCCGCTGGTCGAAAAGCGAGATCAAGCGCCGCAAGGCCAAGAAAGAAATTTCGTCGAAGGCCGCTGACGAGCTGGTACAGGCGATGGGCGGCAACCCGCGCGCGCAGAGCCAGGACACGGCCAAGGCGCAGGGCCGCGCTGCTGGCGTCAAGGTCCAGCACGACGACAAGGTCGCCTATGTCTATGAGACGTGGACCAAGATGGACGTAGGCGGCGGTGAGCGCCGGCTGTGCCGCATCTATGCCGCAGGCCGCGAGCATATCCTGTCAGTGCGGCGGTGCCCCTATTGGTGCGATCAGGTGCCCGTGCTGTCTGTCGCGATCGACAAGCAGGCCGGGGTCTTCAACGGGCGCGCGCCGGTTTCCAACGTCCTTGACCTCTGGATACTCGCCAACGACATGACGAACGAGGCGGCCGATAGCGCGCACTATTCCGCTGCGCCGATCATCATGTCCGACCCGGCGAAGAACCCGCGCGTGTCTAGTTTGGTGTTCAGCCCGCTGGCCGTCTGGCTGACGAGCCCCAACGACACGAGCTTCGCCAAGATACCCGAGATGTGGCGCGAAGGGTTCGAGCGCGTGCTGGAAGTCCGCGCACAGATATTCCAGACGCTCGGTGTGAACCCTTCAATGATCCCCGGAACCACCGGCGGCAAAAACAAAAAGAACCAGGCCGAGGTTGCGCAGGAACAGCAGGTCGACATCTTGACCACCGTGTCGGCGGTCGAAGTGATCGAAGACAATATCCTGACGCCGCTGATCTCGCGCATTCTTGAGTACGATCACCAGTACCGCGACAACGTCTTGACGATCCGGGGCTTTGGCGAAGTCGGCCGCAAGGTCATCATGGAGGAGATCGAGCCTCAGCAG